GTAGATTATCTTCAAATGTTTGGGAGACGTTTGAAAAATAAAGACAAACGGGCGTATGAGCCTCTTAAAACTTATGTAAACTCTATCTTTAATTTTTTTGATGATATACGCTTTAAATACCCAAACGTGTCAGTTTGCTTGTTGCTTTCCTTGTCAAAAGCTGGAATAACTGAAACTAGTAAAGACAGGATAAATCTTAGGCTTAATTACTTAAACGCCATCAAAGAAAGTGGCGACGTTCAATACGACTTGGATTACTGTTACGGACTTCTTTTTACGGATGACATGAAAGAATACCATCTCTCCCGCCTAAATTCTAGCGGCGAGAGTAGAAAGAAAATCGTATGCGCTTTTATCAAAGGGAACCGAATAGGCGCAACAATAAGAGATGTGGTCTTGGAATACAATATTGAGAATAATTGTTACCTTAAGAAGGGGACATTTATAAAATAATATACTGAGAGGCTAATAATGGCTTTTTAAGGTAGGTTAAACTGGGTCTAAGTAGTTTTATATAAGTAGAAACTTGAATGCAAAATAAGGGGAATTATGGCGCTCTCAGATAGTAGGGTAAAGAAAAACAATAGGTTAAAAAAAACAGAAAAGCCGCCCGTGATGGACGGCTGGGGAGTGGGGGTGAAAAGGAAGGGAGAAAAACTACTCAATTTCTTCCTCAACTGGGCGTCCGAGCTCTTCCCAGAGTACTAACACGCTCTCATAATCGTCTTCTTGCCAGAGATAATTCCCTGGCTCTGGAAGACGCCAACAGTACTCCGCTACTTTATCGGAAAAATTTAAATGAACGTCAACTATTCCACTATCTAAACCTTTACGAATCCGCTCTCCTATTTCAGCGAGAGCGTCTGCATCAGTACAAAAATAAATTTCTGGTTCTACTGAAAATGATACTATCATCTTTTTCTCCTTTTTAATTTTTTAAAGTTGATTAATACACTCTCAGACTATAATATCTCCCTTGCCTACGATTAAACGATACGCTACCGTCACGATAAACTTCCATGACGGTTAACCCTTTTCCTAAAGACTGGGAAGGATAGAACCAAGATACGTATTTTATAGAACTATAGCGTGGATGTTTTTTAAGCTCTTCCAGAGCGTCCTTTACCTTTTGGTTGAAGTAATCTTCCCCTTTTAAAATTACTTCCTGATAAATAACAGATTTTAAGTTTAAGCCTTTTAGCTCTTGAAAATTTTTTGCTTGTCCTAACATTTTGCGCCTCCTTTTTATTTTTTTTGCTTTACTCATTAATATCAATTACCGTGCCAACTTAATAAAATCAGTAGGTTAGAACAAATACGCTGGATTGAAAGAACAAAAAGGATGGTTTTAAAGGGGATTTCAGTAAAAATTTTTGAACTTTTAGTAAAAATAGTACAAATTTTTATACTTTCAAATAATTTCAATAGTTTACATATAAGATTTTGAGCGACTTGAAAGAAATTTTAAAAAATGGTACAAAAATTTGAACTTTAGGGCTTGACAAACTTTGACGGAATAGTTTATTTTTGGGTAAAAATCAGAAAAAAGTTAAAAAAATAAGTTATGGCTATAACCGCAAAAGATGAAGTATTAGAAGAGATAAACAAACTGCCGAGAAATCTAAAACGGTTAATGTTACTGTTGATAAAAGAAGAGAACTGGACAAAGTCGTTTAGACAGATTTGTAGAGAACAGGGGTTAAAGGATACTTCTCTCCGAACTGCTATTGCTAAATACGGCACACAGCGCTTTTGGGAACTCCGTTCTGCATATGTAAAGGCAGCGATGGAAGAACACATGCCCAAAGTTTATGAAGCGATGCTCGCTAAGGCTTGCAAGGGAGATCCGCAAGTGCTGAAGCTTATTTTGCAGTGGAGAGGCGAATTGGTTAACAAACACGAGCTTGAAGGAAAGGGAGTCGTGAACTTTAATTTTAATTTGGACGGTGATTAGGATGTGGCATGTTGCATCTATTTCAGGAGGAAAAGATAGCACAGCAATGTTATTAATGATTAAAAGGAAAAAGTTACCCCTTAATGAGATTGTTTTTTGTGATACTGGAGTAGAGTTTGATGAGGTTTATAAAACAATAAAAGATATAGACGAATGGGCAAGAATAAATTTTGGTTTTGGGGTGACGGTGTTAAAACCAAAGCATGATTTTGTTTATTATGTGACAGAATATAAGAGAGTTAGAGGTAAATATATAGGGCAGCCTTATCTTTTTCCTTGCCCATCCCAAAGGTGGTGCTCGGATAGGCTAAAAATTAAGCCTTTTAAACGCTACCTTAAAAAACGAACGTATATGACTTATATTGGTATTACTGCAAACGAAAAAAGAAGGATAAAAAAACGTAAAGCATTAGAGATATACCCTTTAGTTGATGCTGGAATAACTGATGATATGGCGTTAGCTATGTGTAAAGCTGAAGGTTTTAACTTTTATGGGCTATATGATAGGTTCAACAGAGCAGGATGTTGGTGTTGCCCTTTTCAATCTGAAAGAGACCTTAAAATTTTAGCGAAATATTATCCAGATAAATTTTTAAAACTTTTAGAAATGGAAAAAATAAACAAAAGTAAGACAGGTTATACTTTTAGCTTTAGGGATAAAAATATTTTGCAGAGAATAAAAAATAGATACCATTGGCTGCATAGCTATGAATATAAATTATAAGCCAACGCCTACATTAAAGCGCTTTCATAAAAGCGATGCCTTTATGCGGGTCGTTATTGGACCCGTAAGGTCAGGCAAGTCCACCGCTATGTGCATGGAGATTATGCGGCGAGCTTGCCAGCAGAGAGCTTTCAAGGGCGTCCGTCATAGTAGATGGGCTATCGTTAGGAATACCTATCCAGAATTGCGTGATACCACATTGAAAACCTGGTTGATGTGGTTTCCAGAGGAACATTTTGGCAAGTTTAACTGGCAGCAGATGGTTCATTATGTTGATTTTTACTTGCAGGATGGAACGCAGGTAAAGGCGGAAGTCCTTTTCAGGGCGTTGGATAGACCAAGTGATGTTAGAAAACTTTTATCTCTGGAGCTAACTGGTGGGTGGATAAATGAGGCAAGGGAAGTTCCTAAAGCAATTGTTGATGCTTTAGGCGATAGAGTAGGGCAATATCCGTCCAAGATGATTGGCGGATGCACATGGCGGGGCGTGATGCTTGATACAAACCCACCAGATGAAGACCATTGGCTTTACAAACTTGCAGAGGAAGAGCGCCCAGAAGGTTGGGAGTTCTTTAAACAGCCTGGGGCATTGATAGAAAGGGACGGCAAGTTTATTCCGAACCCAAAAGCCGAGAATATAGAAAATTTAAACGAAGGGCATAATTACTATTTAACAAGACTTGCAGGCAAATCGCCTGATTATATTAGGGTCTATTATTGCGCTCAATACGGCTTTGTTATAGACGGAAAGCCAGTCTTTCCAGAATATGTAGATGCCGTGCATTGCAGCCATGAAATACTTAAGCCAGAGCGTGATTTGCCCATCTATATAGGGCTTGACTTTGGGCTTACCCCAGCAGCGCTTTTTGCTCAAAGGTTTGTTAATGGGCGTTGGATTTGGTTTGATGAGCTGGTGAGCGATAATATGGGCATCTTCAGATTTGCTGAACTGCTAGGCAATAAAATCCATCGTGAATACCCAGGCTTTAAGTTTGAAATATACGGAGACCCTGCTGGGCAACAGCGGGCGCAAACCGACGAAAAGACTTGCTTTCAGATACTTCACGCTAAGGGCATTCAAGCAGTGCCAGCACCCACAAACGATTGGACAACTAGGCGTGAGGCGATTGCAGTGCCTTTGAGCCGTTTAATAGACGGCAAGCCAGGGCTAATAATCTCGCCTAAATGCAAGATGGCTAGAAAAGGGCTTGCTGGCGGGTATTGTTACAAGCGCCTACAAGTAGTGGGTGATGAGCGCTATAGAGATAAACCTGATAAAAATATTTACTCCCACGTGATTGACGCTGCTGGTTATGCGATGTTAGGCGGTGGTGAAGGTAATAGAATAGTAACTGGTGAGCAAAGTATGACGCCTGAAGAGGCTAGAAAACTTTATATCCAAAATCTGCCACCAGACGCTAGACAATACGTTAATTTTGACTTTGGAGGGTTTTAATGGCAACTCCAGAACGTAAAGAATTTGAAGACGCTTACATGGCAGCGATAACGCATTGGTCGCCTTTTTTGGTAGAGGCGGAGAGAGACCTTAACATGGCGCTTGGCGATCAGTGGGATGCTGCAATGAAGGCGTATCTAAAGCAAAGAAGGCGTGAAGCCTACGTCTTTAATAAAATACATCGGATAATTAAGTTAATTACGGGTTTCCAGCGTAAAAATAGACTCTCATTAAAATTTGAGGCTTTACTCGGCGGGGATAGTCAGACAGCATCGCAGTTCACTAAGGCAGTTATGTGGCACATGCAATATGCGGGCGGCTATCAAGAGATGAGCGAGGCTTTTGAGAAGGGCGCTTTAATTACGGGAATTAATTTAGTTCATCTTTACGTTGACCGCTTAACAGATCCAGTTAATGGCGATATCAGATTTTCCAGATGCCCTTACAATAGCTTTTTGCTTGATCCAAATATGACCAAAAAAGATTTGAGCGATTGTGCCTATATCCTCCGCAGGAAGTATCTCTCAAAGGAACAGGTAAAGGCGCTGCTGCCCTGGGCGGAAAAAGATATTGAGTTAATAAAGCCAGGGAGTGGTGATAATAAGTTCCCACAATTAAAGCCAGCTTTAAAAAACCCTTATGCTTATGACGAATTCTGGCGCATGGATACTAAGAAGATATGGCTGGCAACACTGCCTGACGGTTCTTTTAAGCAATTTGAAAACAAAAAAGAGATTGAGCAACTGTTTGAAATGTATCCTCCACTAGCCGAGCACATTAAAATTATTCCATCTTGGAGAAAAATAATAAAATTGCAGGTTTTTGTGGAGGGCAATTTACTTTACGACGGCGATTCTCCCTGGATAACGGACAATTATCCTTTTGTCCCTGTCTGGGGATTCTTTACTCCAGAGGTTAAGAAACCAGACTTAAAGATTTTTGGGATAGTAAGGGTTGCCAGGGACCCACAAACAGAAGTTAATAAACGCAGAAGCCAAATGATAGACATTATTGAGTCAACAATTGCCGCAGGATGGAAAGCAAAAGAAGGTAAACTCGTTGATCCAAATGCTTTATATCAAAGTGGGCAAGGGTTAGTGGTTTGGCTTAGAGAGGCTGCCAACATGGAAGATGTGCAAAGGCTAGACCCTCCACCTATCCCAGCGGGGCTATTCCAGTTGTCAGAAGTTTTTGACAAAGATGTTTACGAGAATGTTGGTGCTAATGCCGAGCTTTTAGGGTCGCCTGAAAATGAAAATATTCAAATTGCTGCCTTATTAAGTAAATTAAGGCAAGGTAGCGGTTTAACGATACTCCAGGACTTGTTTGATAGTTACAGGAGCTCAAAAAAGCTATTAGGTATGAAATTGCTGCAGATGATACAGGAAAATTATACGCCTAACAAAGTTCAGCAGATTATTGGTGAACCGCCGACACAGTTATTTTTTAACAAGGATTATGCTAAGTATAATTGCACGCCAGCGGAAGGTATTTTAACCGATAGCCAGCGTCAGATGTATTTTGGTCAACTCGTTGCCTTGCAGCAAATGGGTGTGCCGATTCCTCCATCTGCTTTATTGGAAGCAGCGCCTATCCAGAATAAAGAAGAGCTTATACAGTTCGTTAAAGCTGCTGAGCAGGCACAAGCACAACAGGCGCAGGAGAATAAGGAGCTTGAAGATATTATTAAACAAGTTAATGTCGCTAAGATGCAGGCTGACCTTGCTAGGGCGCATGAAAGAGTATCTCAGGAGCAGGAGAACAGAGCGAACGCCTTGCTTGATAGAATAAAAGCGATAAAAGAGCTTGAAAAAATTGACGTGGAAAAATTTAAGATGTTGGCCGATGCTTTACATACGATGGAACTTGCAAAGGAAAAAAGAGAGAAAATAAAGAAACTTTTAACAACGAGGTAAAGTATGTATAAACAACTTGCAAAGGCGCTTAATTATAAACCTAAAAGCGGGTTGGTTATTGGCGATTTAAGAGAGGAGCTTGCCAGAGATACTATCCTTAACTTGGAGAAGGTTATTAACGCCAACAAGCACAGGGAGAAATATTATCTCCTTGTTCATGCTGGTAATTTTGGTAAAAATATAAAAACTACAATTATGATAAGCAATAAAGAACCACCAAAACTTTTGGGAACTATTTGCTTAAAGGTAAACAACGTTAAAGGTAGGGTAGATAGACTTTGGGTTTTGCCTTATGATATTCCTAAGGATGATGGGGATTTATCAAGTGTAGGCATTGAGGAGGTTTTTAAATCCGTTAAAGGGATACCTTTAAAATATTAAATAAAAGGAGCAAACTATGAATAATAACCAAATACAAAGTGGAGAGCCAACTCCACAACAGCAAGTTCAAGGGCAGCAACAGGAGCAACAAGGTCAGGTTCAAGGGCAAGAGCAAGCGCAGCAGGTTCAGGAACAGCAACAGCAGCAAGCGCAAGCGCCACAAGACTTGTTGCAGCAGGTCACGCAAGAGTTGGAGCAGTTGAAACAACAGAACGCTGCTTTGCAGGCACAACTTGCCTTTTTTGGGCAACAGGCTGGAGGAGAGCCAACTCCCCAGATACAACAGCAAGACCCTTTTGAAGGGCTAGAGGACGATGATGTCCTTACTGTTGCCGACGTTAAGAGGCTGATGGCGCAAGTCCAGAGACCAGCGGTAGATCCAAATCTGTATAAAGAAATTCAGATGCTCAAGCTATCCGTGCAAGAGCCGAATTGGCAAGATGTGATAAAGAATTATTTGCCTGATATGATAAATAGCAATCCGTTGTTAGGGCAGATGATTCAGAATGCGCCAAATCCATTAGAAGCTGCATTGCATATTGCTAAACTCAATCCTCGTTATCAACAGCAGCAACAAGCGCCACAGCAACAATCTCAACAGATTATAAACCAATTAATTAATAAACCTGCCTCGCCAGACCAATTTGGCGGTGGCGGTGGCGTCAGTAAGGCGGATAAAATTGCCGCCATGTCTGATGAGGAGTTTGAAAAATACGTTCAGGATGTTTTATCTGGTAAAGTGTAAAAACCTTTAAAGGAGGGGTATTATGCCTTTAACAACTACAGCACAAATAGATCCTGCGGTGCAGGTCTTTTATGATAGAGTTCTTTTAAGGGCTGCTTATCCAAAGTTAGTCCATTTAAAATTTGCCCAGCATGCAAGGCTGGACAAGAAACACGGGAACACCTATAAATGGAGGAGATATGCTCACCTTGCCGATGCGACTGTTCCTCTAACTGAAGGGCAGACCCCACCAGGGCAACAGTTATCTAAGACAGACCTGACTGTTCAGGTCCAAGAATACGGCGACTATGTTCATATCACTGACATGGTTGACCTAACTGTTGAAGATCCAGTTTTAACTATCGCTGCTGATTTATTAGGCAAGCAGATGGGTAAAACCTTTGACAGTTTGATGAGGGATATCCTTGCTGCTTGCGCTAGCCAGACTGATGCTGCTGGTGGTTCTAACGGGAAGAGTCCAACTGAAATTACAACTGCCGATATTGATGTAGTTGTAAAGACGTTGTTGAATAATGATGCTGATCCAATTACTGAAATCGTTAAAGCGGGTCCTGGTCAAGGCACAATGCCTGTAAGGGCTGCTTTTTATGGCATTGCTCATACTGAATTGATAGACGACCTTGAGGCTTGTGGTGGTTTTATCCCAGTAGCTCAGTATCCTCGTCAAAATGATGTTGATGATGCTGAGTGGGGTTCTATTAAAAACACACGTTGGCTGGTGACTTCAAATGCCTATAAAGATACATCTGGAGCAGATGATATTTACCATTTACCAATTATCGGCAAGGACGCTTACGGTGATGTTGAGCTGACAACTGCAAAGAACATCGTGAAACCATTTGGTAGTGCTGGAACTGCTGACCCATTGAACCAGAGGGCAACTTCTGGCTGGAAGGCAGTCTGGGCTGCTAGAATTTTAAATGATAATTTTATGCATGTGTTAAGGGTGACTCATAGTTAAATAACTGCCTCTCCCTAACGGGAGGGGCTAATTTTTTAAGAGAGGTGTAATATGACTAATCATGAGAAAAAGAAATACGAGGAACAACGTGCAAGGATAATGAAAAAGAGACAGGAGCTAGCTAAAAAACTAGCTCGGGAAAAAAAGGTTAAGGTCATTTTTCAGAACTTGGAAGAGCCTGTTGATGTTGAATTTACTTATCAAGGCGTTAAGACTTTTTATTTAAAACATGGTGAAGTAATTGAATTGCCAACATCTGTTTTAAAGCATTTAATGAGCCTTAAAGTGCCTGTTTATCGCTATGAAACTGACGCCAAAACAGGACAGCTAAAGCCTGTTACAAAGGTAGCCGAGTGGCGGAATAGGTTTGCTTTTGTGCCTGTTGATGCAGAGGAGATAACAGGCACGGAAAAGATGGAGCAGTAAGATGGAATGGACTTTAGCAGATATAAGGGATAAGGTGAGAAAATATACGGGTTTTTTGTCCGCTCAGCAGATATCCGACGATTTTATAAACGATGCTATAAATGATTTTTACGTTAATGAGTTCCCTTTATTAGTCAACTCTACCAGTTTAAGCACATGGCATGCTTTTAATACTTCTCCAGGGGTGGGTGAGTATCCACTTGAAGTAACGATTTTAAATACTATCTCACCTATATATGTTGCCGACTATCCTGTTTGGTTTACAAGGGATAGGGACTTATTCTTTGCTAATTATCCCTTGAATGAACCAGCGCAGCAAGGAAAACCTTTTGCCGCTTTTTTAGATGATGATAGGACGTTATATCTACGCCCTGTTCCTGATGCTGAGTATAATGTAAGAATTTTAGTAGTTAAAAAGCCAACAGCGCTTGTAAATGATACAGATAAACCGCTTGACCCTGCATGGGGGCGAGCGGTCGCTGTTGGCGCTGCTATCCATCTTTTACTAGAAGAAGGCGACAAAGATGCCGCTAATGAACTGAGCGATTTGTTAGGAGCGCTTTTAGGGCAAATTAACTGTAAGGCAACGCTTTTTTCTGTAAGTAAAGAAGCGATAAGGAGCTTTTAATATGACTTGGAATAAAGATAAACCTGCTGGTTCTGATCCTTTAAATATTAGCGATGATTTAATAAGACAAAATTGGGCAGCTTTAGAAGATGCTCTTGCAAGAGATCATAATTTTCCTGGGACAGAAGGAACAGACGCTGGAGAACATGAGAAAGTTACCTTGAGAGAGCAAACAGAAAAACCTCCTGTAGCTACGGGGAAGCATGTGCTTTATGCAAAAAGTGATGGAATTTATATAGAAAAATCAGATGGAACAGAAATAAAGCTTTTTGATTTTGATATAGAAAAATTAACGAATGCTGATAGTGCTGATAATGCTGATAAAGTAGATGGTTTTGACGCATCTCAGACACCTTCACCAAATACTATTGCGGTGGCAGATGATAATGGTTGGATAAATGATTGGATAAATCAGGGTGAAGGAAGTGGATTAGATGCAGATAAGATAAGGGGATTAGATGGGGATTTTTCATGTGTTAAAGGTAGTAATGGTTATACTAGACTGCCGAACGGTATAATAATTCAGTGGGGAGTAGTAGGAAATATTCAGGGTGATGAAGAAATTACAGTAAATTTTAATATAGAATTTCCTCATCTTTGTTTTGTTGTAGTAGCTACGGCTGATGTTCCTTTTAATATTGACCAATGGGCAACGGTTAGAGATATAAATACTACTAGTTTTGTAGCCAGAATGGAATACTATGCAGGGAATAAGGATGATGGAACTATAAAATGGATAGCGATAGGGTATTAAAAATGTATATACCTTTTCCAATCTATGATTTTAAAAGTGGTTTAAGGCTTGATAAAGAGCCATTTTTACTCCCTGCCGATGCCTTTACGGTTTTTCAGAATGTTTATATAGATAAAGGTTGTCTTGTTAAAAGAAAAGGAATAGAAAGTTTATCGTTAAATATAGATGAACCTGTTTTGGGTATAAAAATTTTAAGAGACATTGCTAATAATGTTTATAATATTATCTTTGGAAAACAAAAAATATTTTGTTTAGATTTGTTTAATTCTCGAATTACTGAAATATCATCTATGTTGAATGGGAGAGATGATAGTTACGTGATAGCAGATGAATGGAAGTTCTATCTTTTTTGTTCTAACCAAATTGATCGACCTTTTTATGTATGGAATAATGGAGCAGAATGGTTAAATGTTGATTTTGATAATGATGGACAAAATGATATAGAACGGTGTTTAGCTTGCATGCAATTTAAAGGACGACTTCTTTTATTTAGCCCGATGGAAAAAGGAACTTTTTGTCCACAAAGGATAAGATGGTCTAAAGTTAATCTACCTTTTGATTGGACTAATGATGATTTTTTAGATATTCCTACAAGTGAAATTATCGTTTCTGCACAAAGGTTAGAAGATAAAATAATAATTTGGTGTTCTAATTCTGTATGGGAATTGTTATATACAGCAAATTATGAACTACCTTTTGTAGTGAGATGTATAGCAAGAGAAATAAAAACATATAGTTCTTTTAGTGGTGTGAAAGCGAATAATCAAATTTTTAACGTAACGGAAACAGGAATAGTAGCAACTGACAGTATTAATGTAGAAAGAATTGATTATAATATATATGATTTTAATTTATTTCAAAATTTAGAGAAAAAGCAGTTAATTTTTGGATATCATTGTAAAAAACTCCATCAGGTTTGGTGGAGTTTTGTTTCTAAAGAAGCAAGTGAAAAAGATAAAATTCTTTATTATGATTATCTTAATAAAAATTGGGGAATTTTGAATTTAAATATAAATATAATTGGGGATGCAATAAAGAAAGAAAATGCGAAAACATGGGATGAAATTGAACAAACATGGGATGAAATTGAACAAACATGGGACGAAACCACAAGTGGTTTAGAAGAAGATGTAATAATTTTAGGAGATAAAAGTGGGAAAATTTATAAAGGGTTAAATGGATATAGCGACGATACTAATGATATAACAATGGAATTGGAAACTATAGAAGTAAATCCGTTTACAGTTGAAGGTAAAAAAGCTAGATTGGGTTGGATAGATATTTTAGTAGATAGTGTGGATACGTCTATTGTTGTAGATTTTTTTATAGATTATAATACAATTCCTTTTTTATCTCGAGAGGTTAATTTAAATGGTGAAGGGAAAAAATGGATAAGGGTTCAATGTGGTGTAACTGCGGAATTTCATAAAATACGAATAAGAAATACTTCAAAGAAAGAAGTAAAAATTTATGCTATAATATATTATTTTAAACCTGTAAAGAGCAGAACAAGATGAGTCAACTTAAAAAAGTCGAAAAATCTCTTGTTGAATTATCACAATTAAAAGATGTTAAAATTGCACATAATTATTTTGATATAAGAGTAACGAGAGCAGATAAAGCTACTTATGCAGACAAAGCAAAAAGTATAGATATCGGCGATGGAAGTAGTGAAAATTGGGTAGATACATCTAATTTTATGCTTAAATCTGAGTATGATAAAAATAAAGATGGAAAAGTAGATAAAGCTGAATATGCTGATATTGCAGATAAATTAAAAGATATGTCTGATATAATGTTCAAATCTGAATATGATCCAGATAAGGACAAAAAAGTTGAGAAGGCTGCCCATGCTGACTATGCTGATCATGCTCATATTGCTGATAAATTAAGTGATATGTCTAATATAATGCTCAAATCTGAGTATGATAAGAATAATGATAATAAAGTAGACGAAGCTGAATATGCCGATGTAGCTGGAACTTTAAGTGATATGTCTGATATAATGCTTAAATCTGAATATGATAAGAATATTGATGGTAAAGTAGATTGTTCTGAAAATTCAGAGAAATGGGATAGTTCTGGTAAATTTGTCTCTCCTGATGACCCTGACCCTGCTCTTGGAGACGACGGTGACTTCTGGTTTCAATATGAATGCTCATAGGAGGTTGTGTTGGGCAGAGGAATATTTACCAAGCATGGAAGCCAGTGGTGTCCTACAAAAGAGATTTGGGTAAAACAGGGAGGAGTGTGGTGTCCAGTAAAGAAGGTCTATGTGAAGGTCGAGGGGCAATGGTGCTTGTGTTTTCCACCTGGTGGTTTTTGTAGTTATAACCTCTCTGAATTTCTACGTGATTTTACTATAGGCTATTCAGGAGGACTGACACCAACTGAAAGTCCTAGTTGTTTAATCTTTCATCAGCAAATGCACGCTGATTACGAAACTACAAATATTGAAGTTTTTGATACCGACGGAAACTACATAAAAACAGCATGTGAATCTACTGGCTGGCCACAATGTGTTAGAAAGATAGAAGATAGAATTTGGTTTAGTTACACGGAGGCTGAATATGCTGGATTCTATTCTATTCCCTGGGACGAAACTCTACAAATCTATCCTGCTACAGCACGGGATGAGGTAATTATAGATTATAATTGGGATGTAAAACAATCTCCTGATGGGAAAATTTTTATTTGCGGTGCTGAAGGGATGTGGGGGGAGCATAAAATTAGTTATGTAGATGGAAACAATACAATTCCAATTATAGAAATAGGCGGAAATTCATGTGGATTTGATTTTGATAATGAGGGAAATTTGTGGGCTGGGGAATATGTTTTAGGATTCTCTCCATCTATGCACATAGAACCCTGTCGTATTGGCATGTGGACAAAAGAAGCTATAGATAGTGCTTTGGCAGGAGCAACACTTGATTGGAGTGATGCCTCAGTTGTTATTGGGCTTGGGGCATTAACTATTGAGGACCAGTCCTGTAATTGGGGGCCAAATGATATAGAGGCTGATTCACAAGGGAATATTTACGTGTCCATGAACACTTACTCTTCCTGGGGTGACTCCTCAGAATATGGCCGTATAGTAAAATATTATCCTGATGGAGAAGGTGGTTACGCTATGGATGTGATTTGGGAAGCAGAACAACGTATCAATAAATGGGACTGGGTAAGGAATTTAGCTATAGACGGTTCAAACTTATTAACACACTTGGACATGACTCAATGTAATGATATTGACCGCTGTGAGGTGATTCAAATTTAAGGAGGCCTTATGCCTTTTATTGGAGACTTAGTCGTAAAACAGCTCCCTATAAAGGTCGTTAGAAAGCAATTTCTTTGGTTCTTCTCATGCAAAAAGACAGTTTTGGAGTGGCAAATCTACAAAGACCTAACCTATAGGGATGACAAACTAGGCATCATGGTCACGGTCGTAAAAGGTGCGACGACGGATTTTGCCTCTATCCCTCGTCCATTTTGGCCTATACTTCCACCCGTTGGTCGCTACTCTAAGGCAGCTGTAGTCCATGACTATTGCTACCGCAATGGCCTCTTCGACAGGCAAACGGCTGACCTTCTCTTCCTTCATGCGATGGAAGAGCTTGGGGTAGCTAAATGGAAGAGACTCGTTATGTATAACGCTGTGAGAGCTTTTGGTTTTAGCGCATATAGAGGGCTTATATGATTTTGTTTATGTCAAATAGCGGAGAATGTTTACCAATAGCTTATAGGATGCAGAAAGAAGGCACGGAAGTTAAGGTGTATCTGCATAATTCCAGATATAGGAAAAACTATAATAATATTATCCCTAAAGTAGGGCTAAAAGACTTAAAACGTGCCGTTAAAAAAGCGGAGCTTATTATTTTTGATATTACCAGGGTTAATGAGAAGACTCGCCAGGATATTGCCTTGCTTAAGATGTTTGGCGTGCCTAAAAAATCTCCAACGGTTTTTGGTCCTGTTGCAGACGAAATGAAAGCGATGGGTAAAAAGGTTATTGGAGCATCTACATGGACTGAAAAGATAGAGATGGACAGAAAGCTGGGGGCTGATATAGCCAAAAAAATAGGGTTAAAAGACCCTGAGACGGTAGAATTTTCCTCTTTAAAAGAAGGGGTAAAGTTTTTAAAGACGGAAGGGCGTAAAGATTTATGGGTGTTTAAACCAGAGAATAATCTTGACCTTGATATGACTTACGTTGAAAAGTTTAATGGTGAGCTAGCTGATAAGATTGCCAACGAATATCGCCAGAGGCTAGGGACGGATAAGGTAGAGTTTATCTTGCAAAAGAGGGTGGAAGGAGTTGAAATTAGCAGTGAGCTATGGTGGAATGGTAAGGATGCTGTTCATTTTAATCACACGCTAGAGGATAAACGCTTAATGAATTTTAATCTGGGACCTGCGATTGGTAGTCAGAGCAATACGGTCTGGATTAAAAAAGATGAGAATGGGTTGTTGGTTAAGGAGCTTAAAAAGCTTATCCCTTATCTTAAGAGGGCAAATTATGTTGGTCCCATTGACATAAATGTTATTATTAGCAAAAAAGACCATAAACCTTATTTTTTGGAATTTTCGCCTCGTTTTGGCTATGATGCTATATATTGTCTTTTGACGCTTATCAAAGGTAGCTTAACAGAGTTCTTTCTAAATGGATTCCAAACTGAATTTTATGACGGCTTTGCAAGTTCCCAGAGGATAACCATCCCACCTTTTCCTTATGCGGATAAACAATTACTTAATGCTATGGCAAAAGATATTTTAATAAAAAATAAGCTGGAAGATTTCTGGATGGAAGATGTTTACATGGATGATAAAGGAAATATCCGATGTGCTGGTTCTGATGGGATTATTGGAGTAGTAGCGGAGCGGGGCAATAGTTTAGGCGGGTCTGTTGGTAATGTGTATAGGAAAATAGATAAACTAAAAATAGGGTCTTATATCCAATACCGAACTGATTTAGGTAAATCCCAAAATAAAAGGATGAAGCAACTTCAAGAATGGGGGTTTAAAATTTTCTAAGGAGAAAGACATGAATTTACATTGGGTAAGAGCTAAGACTTTCTTAAAAATACCGCCACATCTTTTTAAGGTTAAGGGCGTTAATATAAGAGTAGATAGAATTTATGCTTTTGATTATATAGCGCAAGACCCTTATAACTTATTGTTTTTGCTGGAAGATGAGAAAGGAAAAGTGAAAGGTTTTTGCTGGTCTATAATTAATCCTATTGATAATGTCCTTCACGTGAATATTTTGTCTGTTGAGAAAGATCTTTACAATAAAGGGATTGTTAAACAGGTCTATGATATGTTAAAGAAGATTAAAGACAAGCTGGAGTTAGATAAGATTGAGTGGCGGACAACAAGACCAAAAGCTTTTAAAAAGTTGCTTGGAGCAAAGGTTTCAGCAACGATAATGGAGGTCTAACATGGGTGGTGTTAAAGATTTTCTTTTTGGCAGTAAGCCAAAAGTAAAAGCAAAAAAGGTAGATCGCCTAACTCCAGGGCAGATGGAGTTGTTGGATGAGTTGACCAATCTGCTCAAGGGGCAATTGGGGATAGGTATAGAGCCATATTCAGGGCAGTTAGTCCCTGGAGCATCTGAAATACAACAGCAACTATTTGAGATGTTATCGCCTGAAGGGACTGTCGGCGGTCTTACTAAACAAGGTGCTGAATATATATCTCAATTAATGCAACAGCAATTTAACCCTCAAGAGGCGCAGGATTATTGGCAACGTGCGTATGTGATGCCTGCACAAAGGGCATGGGAAGAGACTGTTGTGCCTGAAGTTATGGAGCGTTACGCTGGAGCTAACGCTTTAGATAGCGGAGCTGCAAGACGAGCATTAGCAAAAAGCTGGGGTGATGTTCAAAGCCAACTAAACGCTGAGCTTGCAAAGATATTATGGGGTGAAAAACAGAGTTTAGCACAAAGACAAGATATAGCCTCAAGGTTAGGTTTGAGTTTACTCCCAGAGGTTATGGGCATGGGCGAGGAGCAAAGGGCAATAACTCAAGAGCTCATGCAAGAGCCTTATCAGAAGTGGCAAATGAGCCAACCCTGGGCAAATCCCTGGTTAAATTATCTGGGGACAGCATTAGGAACGACCCCTTACCAGATTAATACTTATACAACTGGCGGTGGAAGTGGTTTGTTAGGTAGTTTATTACCAACGGCAGGACGTATGGGCATGGCTGGTTTGGTTGGTTCTTTTATGCCAAAAGTAGGTTTTTGGAAAGGCGCATTATATGGCTTGAATCCTCTCGGTGGTCTTAAGGCGCTCTTTGGCTAAAATCAAGATAAGGAGCAAAAAGATGTATATAGGACATTTACCTGATAGATGGTCTCAGTTGGGGCAATTATTAGGCACTGGGATGGTGCAAGGGCTACAAAGTTTCAGACAGAACTGGGCACAAGATGTTGCTATGAGTAAATTACAAGAGATTTTAAACTCGGGTAAGCCTGTCACGCCTCAAGCTATGGTAAAAACGCTGGCGCAGATACCAGACCCTTTAGCTAAATTATATGCCCTTCAAATGTTCAAACAAGCATCTCAGATAACAGACCCCACAAAGCAGTGGATAAAAGCAGGTGCTGGACAATTATTAATTAATCCTTATACGGGTGAGATAATTAGAACTCCTGAAAAGCCAATAAAGGTAAAGGAAGGCGAGAGTGTTATTGACCCTAATACTGGCAAGGAAATTTATAAAGGTAAAAAGTATCTTACCAAAAATGATGTTATAACTATAATTGACCAAAAAACTGGACGTCAATTATTAGTTCCATATGATAGTGCTGTAAGGTTACAAAAGAAAAATCCTGACAGATATGTATTGCCTCAAAAAGTAACTTTAACAAAGACGTTATCTGATGGAAGGATAAGAGAGGTTGATGTTCCTTTTGGTTCTAAGATGTATTATAAATTTATAAAACAGGGCTTTGAATTAGGGGATATTAAAGGAACTCCTGAAATGAAAGCATCAGAGGCGCTTAAGAGAATCTCTCAGATTAAAAAAGCAATGGCAACGTTGGAAAAAACTGACGTTGTAACAACAATGTTAGCTACTTTAAACCCTAGTTTAAAAAATATGATAGGGCAGAAAATGAGTCCTGAGCTGAAAAGGCAATTAATTGAGCAATGGAATAAAGAAATTGCTTATTTAAATAAATTCATCCCAGAAGGTTATCAAGGCGAGTCAATAAAAGATGAAGCGTCGTTACCAGCTTCCAATTCCGAACCTAAACCTAAAGAGAATTATTATAGAAAGTATTTTCTAGGGAGATAATAATGCTTTTATTGCAAAAAGTTTTAGAGGATAGAGACCCACAATTTAGAGAATTAACTCCGCAGGAAAAAAGTAAAGTTATTGTCCAATTAGCGAATCAGCCAAGTAAATTATTTCAAGTTTTAAGAGAAAGAGACCCTGATTTTAAAAGCCTGTCTTTTGAAGAGAAAAAACAGGTATGGGAGCAGTTATTACAGGATGTCAAGCAGCAGCAAGGAACGGATCTTTTAAAGAGTGAATTAGCTATCAAACAAGACACGCAAGGGATAGAAGAGCCGCCTAATATTTTTACAGTAGGGGAAAAGGCGGGTAAAGCGCTATCAAGCGTTGAGCATGCTGCTAGGGGACTCACTGAGACAGGTGCGTCCTTTGCAACTGGCACGGTTGCTTTTCCTGTTAGCGGTTTGGGGATGTTATATTATCTGGGGACACAATATATTAAAAAAGGCAAGTTAGATGATGAGGATTTAAGCGCAGCGGAAGAGTTTGGCAATAAGATAGCATCTTATTTACAGTATCAGCCACAAACAGAATATGGAAGAGTTTATAATGAATATCTTAACAAGGTAATGGCTATTCCTCATGAGGCTGTTATGGCTGCTGGTAACAAACTAGTAGAGAAAGGGTGGAATCCAGCGTTTGTGACGGCTTTAACGACTCCAGCGGAACTTGCTGCTTATGGAGTTATATTTAAAGGACTAGAGAAACCTTTTAAGAAATCTGCAGCGCCAGAGATTAAAGCGCCTAAAGATTTCTTAAAGCCACCAGAAGAGCCTAAATCAGAACCAGAAACAATAACGCCAGAAGCAACGCCTAAAGAGCCTGAGCCAAAACCAGAACCTGCAGTGCCAGAGGTAAAACCTGAGCCAGCACCAGAAGAGAACCCTTTATGGCAGTTAGATAAAAAAGATTTTGATGATGTTTTACAAAAGGTAAAAGAGCGTCCTTCTAACCTATCTTTCCAAAACCCACCAGAAGACCTAAAAATTTTAGATGTGGAGCTTACAGGGAGCAGGGCAAGAGGTGAAGCCAAACCTACATCGGACTCAGATTATCATGTATATGTAAACAAAAATTTAACTCCGCAACAGGAAACTTATTTACAGTATAACTTAACGGATACTCTTAGTAAGGGAGAAGTAACGCCATATCTTGAAGACCGCTCGCATGTTGTTGATGTAAAAATAATTCAGCCAAGACATGAGAGGTGGCAAAAGAAGTTTGGAGAGGCTAAAGAACCAGAACCAGAGCCAGAAGTAAAACCAGAACCAAAGTCAGAGCCAGCGCCAAAATCGGTAGAAATAGGCAAAAAATCTGAACGTGAGCCCTGGCAGATGACCCTTGAAGAGTATAAAAAAGAATATTTTAAATCTGGCAGTGCTTATAATGAGGAAGCTCAAAAAACATGGAGAGAATGGCAAAAGCAAAAGCTACATGGGATAAGAAAAGGTGAATTACCTTATGGTATTAAGGATTTTAAAGATTTAGTAGACAAAATGGCAAGGGACTTTCATAAATATGAAGTGGACATGGCTTTATTAAAGCAAGAGCCTGTTCCAGAAAATGTTTTAAAAGATTATCCTGATTTAGCTGAAAAATATAATATAAAAATAACGCCTAAAGCTGAAATTAAAAAACCAGAACCAGCGCCAACGCCACCTAAAGAAACGCAAGAGATTGATACTAGCATTGCTATCCCTCGCAAAGAAGTAAGAAAATACAGACCTTATCCTATGATGGGTAACAAAGAGCAGTTAATTAGCCAAAAGGGCTATCAAGAGATTATAAAAAAAGGCGTTGAGGAGTCTGATAGAGTTATAGATGCTTTCATGGGGACTGGGGTTAATTCAAATATTTTGCCTTTAATAACTGATAAAAAAATCTCAGTTATTAAAAACGAATATTATCAGGAGGGGTTTAATGAAGTAAAAGAGCAGATGTTGGAGAACTATGAGAAAATTCGTAAAGTTTTACATGAACAGGGTATAAATTCTAAAGACCTTACATCTCATGCTGGACAGCCTGGGCTACAGATGATTAGAAGTAAATTTGGCTTTAAGGCTGTCAAAAAGAATGGTTTACCTTTAGATGAGTTAGGGCAGCGATTAAAAGAAGTAGTGCCTGAGTTGCTGCCTGAGAATCCTGATGCTAATGATGTCTACAATTTGCTAGAAGAGTTACCAGCCAAAAGGGATATTGAAAAATATGAAGGAAAAATAAAGTATCGTATAGGCGAAGAGAAAGAGGCAGAACCTGCTAAAAGTAGCATTGAATTTAAGCCTATTCCAGAGGGCAAGCGCAGGTCTGCTATTATAAAACTTCTATCCAAAAAGCTAGATGTTCCCATCCGTATTGGTAAATTTAGGACCAACAAAGGGAAAATACGTGGGATTTATAAGCCTACCGAGAAGGTTATCCGTCTCGCCAAAGCTAATGATATTGAAACTCTTTCTCACGAAATAGGGCATCACATCCAAAAGTTGTTAGGGTTTCCTGATACCTTACCTGATGAGGTGCGCAAACTTGCGTATGAAGGGGCAGACGACCTTGATTCTGAGGGCTTTGCAGAGTTTATAAGATATTACATTACAAAGCCAAATAAAGTCAAAAAAGAAGCACCAAATTTTTACGCTGAATTTGAGAGACGTTTGGAAATGTTCCCTGATGTCCAAGATGTTTTAGATAAAGCAAGAGAGGCATGGCATATATGGCAACAATCGCCAGCGGTAGCTAGGATTGACTCTTTTATTGTTAGGGGTGGCAAAAAAAAGCCGTTACTTACAAAGGAAAAATTAAACCAGATTTATACGCAAGTAAAAGATGACCTACATCCTTTGCAGGTTCTTAAGAAAGAAGCAGAGAAAAAGGCGAGGCGGAAATTATTCTTTTTTGAAAATCCATATATATTAGCTCGTCTAACACGAGGCTGGGCAAGGAAAGCTGAACAATTCTTAAAGTATGGAACTTTCCAGTATGATTTTGAGACAGGCGTAAAATTTACAGGTAAGAGTTTACGAGATATCCTCAAACCTGTTGCAAAAAGAGGTGAGCTGTCTTTATTGGAAGATTATTTAATCGCTAAAAGAGCTATAAATGATGAGCGTATCCTTAAAGGATTTAAAGGTATTATTGCTAAGAAAGATTTTGAGACGGTTGTTGAGCAATTAGAACCTAAATTTAAGGATGTTGCAGAAGAGCTTTATAAATACTCTGACGAGCTATTAAAATATCTGGTAGACAGTGGCAGAATAAGTGAAGACGTTGCCAAGATGATTAAGGAGAAAAACTTATTTTACGTGCCTTTTTATCGGGTGATGGACTATGAGCCTCCAGTGGGCGGTTTAAGTAGTAAGAAGTTTACTAACTTATTCAATCCTATAAAAAGGTTAAAGGGGTCTTCCAGGGATATTTATAGCCCATTAGAAAGCCTAATATACAATACTTATACGATGATTAATATTGCGGAGAGGAACAGAATAGGGCATGCGTTAAATGAGATTGCAAAAATCCCTGGAATGGGTAAGTTTATTGAGCGTGTTCCTTTTAGAATGAAACCTGTCAAAATGACTAAGGCGGAGGCTTTAAAGGCAATAGTAAAAGATTTGCCTGAGGAAGAGCGGAGAATCTTTTTAAAAGAATTAAAAGACCTACCTAAAGAAGAGCTTAACAAATTGGTAACAACATTTAGACCGCATATAAAAGCAGCACCGAACGAGGCTATATTTTACGTAAACGGTAAGCCTGTTTTATTTGAACTAGATCCAGAACTAGCTAGATCGTTAAATAATGTAGATGCTGCTAATTTAGGCGTGCTTGTTAAAATTTTGAGTTATCCTGCCAAATGGTTAAAAGCAGGTGCAACTACTTTCTCGCCTGAATTTGGTTTGAGAAACCCTGGTAGAGACCAATTAACCGCTTTCATACAAAGTAAATATGGTATTATACCAGGAATAGACTTTTTAAGAGGTTTATTCCATATAGTAAAAAAAGATGAGGTATGGCAAAAATATAATGCTAGTGGTGCTGCTCATAGTGCGCTAGTCTCTCTTGATAGGGATTATTTATCCCATAACCTTAAAGAGTTAATAGGCGGTGCCAAGATAAAGGGATTGGTAAAGACTCCCTTGCAACTTCTACAAGCTTTATCAGAATTTACTGAAGAGGCAACAAGGGTAGGAGAATTTGCTAAGGCTTTAAAGAAAGAAGGAGAGTCTTATGAGGGGCTTTTAAGGGCTGGTTATGCTGGCAGAGAAGTCACGATGGATTTTGCCAGACAAGGCGGATTAGCTGCTAGGATTATAAATGCTATTAGTGCCTTTTGGAACGCAAGGATAGAAGGCATTGACAAGATGATAAGGACATTCAGAGAGCAGCCTTTAAAAGCTTCTAGCAAAACCTTTTTAAGTGTAACCCTACCATCTATATTGCTTTGGTATATCAATAAAGACGATCCGTATTATCAAGAGCTCCCTGAATGGCGTAAAGTATTATTCTGGAATATTGTTTTACACAATGACGATGGGACATTAAAAGCCATTATCCCCTTTCCAAAACCTTTTGAATATGGTCTCCTTTTTGGATCTATCCCTGAATCTGCATTGGATTGGATATATAGAGATGACCCATCAAGTATGAAAGAGACAGCAATTAAAATTGCACAAGCCTTGATGCTTATCCCATCTATAACAGCAACAGTGCCTATAATTGAATGGTGGGCAAATAAAAGCATGTTTTTTGATAGACCGATAGTGCCTCGTGGTAAAGAGGTGCTAGAGCCAGTTTTGCAATATGGAACACATACATCTGAGACGGTGAAACTGGTGGCAGAGCTCATGGATAAAGTCCCAGGGCTAAAAGAAATAGCAAGTCCAGCTAAGATTGAGAATCTTATTCATGGTTATTTTGCTGCTGGCGGATCTTTGGTTTTAAAAGCTGGAGACGAATTAATTAAACATTTTGGGATTGTAGATGCACCACCAGACCCAAAAATGACTTTAGCTGATATTCCTGGGATAAGAGCTTTTGTGGTTCGCTTCCCTAGTGCCAACACAAAATCAATTGAAGATTTTTATAAAAAATATAACGAATTAAATAGAAAATGGGAAAGTGCCAAAGAAAGAGCAGGGATAAGAGGGTATGGGATAAAAACTGCGACTCCACCAAATCTGTTATACTATCGCAAAGTAGCAAAAACTTTGAGCGTGTTGAGAAAGCAAGCGGATATAATTTATAATAGTAAAGACTTATCACCAGAAAAAAAGCGTGAGATGCTTGATAATATTTATTTAAGCATGATTAACGTTGCTAGGGCTGCTTTAGGTAAAAAAGAAATTAAATAGAGGAGGATATTATGGAGATATGCCCACTTCATGAAAAATTAGAATCTAAAATAGACGATATTTTTGAAAAATTAAGCAATAGAAAAAGCGCCGACGACGTTCAAGATGAGCGCCTTGATAGAATAGAGGGTGCTATTCAACGAATTGAGCAAAAAACAGATTGTCTTAAAAAGCAAATTTCTCAAGTCTCAGTAAGGGTTGGCATTATTATGGGAGTGTTTTCAACAATAATTGCAATTTTACAGGTTCTGCCTGTTATTAAAACCATGTTAAAATAAGAAAAGGGGGGATAATAATGATAACTGCATTACCAAAAGATGCTCATAGAGAAACTATCCAGGCTGGGTCAAGGATTTTTATTTTTAATGTCTCAGTTACAGCCAACACGTGGACAGCAATAACTTTACCAAACGATGTGGACTGTAAAAACATTTTAATAAAAAACAGAGACAATTTGAATTATAAGTTATCCCACGAGGCTGATGGAGATTATATTACTGTTAACTCAGAGCTATCTTTAAACATAGCTTGTGATGGTGGGACAACGCTATTTTATGTCCAAACCGAAAGCGATACTGTTTTTGAGATTTTAATCTTAAGATAAAGGGGGTTAATATGATGACTTTTTCTGCTATAAGAGGAGCACAAATAATAGACGTAACAAAAGAATGCACTTTTGAGTGGTCTTACTATATTCCAGATACAATAACAGCAGGGACCTTTCCTGACAGTATTATATCAAGAGATTTGGATAATTATTTGGAATTTGAAAAGACCTTAACAGGAGCTGGATATTTAGGTAGGCTTGTTGTTGAAAAACCAACGGATAGTTATTTCATTCCTGTTATAGTAGCAGGCGTTGGTCATAAGGTAGATAGTGATAATAATGCCTTAAAGCAAGTTTCAGGTTTTGTTTCCACGAGTGGTAAGATGTGGGTTACGGGTCCTTATTTATGGTTGCAAGCTAATTCTACTCACTATGATTGCATGATGGGAACGAATTTGTCTCTAGGCATTGCTTATGGAAAATACTTAATAGTTTATTATTATGTAAACAATCAAGGAACTTATCGTGGTCGTTTTCACAGAATAAGGATTTTGGAGGTGAAAATATGATATATGATATAACAAGTTTAGAACAATCTCCGCACTTTTCATCTGAAGGCAAGCGGCTTTACTGGCTAAACGCTGAACACACCATCTTAACTGACGGCTACAAACTTTATGACTATTCACCTTCTATCGGAGTGGTGGAAAGACAGTATGCAGAAGTTCCTACCAATCACCAACGAATAAGCTATGAATTAATAAAGTCTGCTATAGACACCTTTGCTCAAGCTGATGCTACACGTGACGATGTTGTTTCTTTTCTCACTTCAAAGGGATTTTCAACTGAAAGAGCTAACTGGTGGATTGACTTGTTTATTGATGCTGTAGCCGAATTTACTCTTCAACCAAACAGTTTTGATAATTGTAAAATATGGGTAAAAGGGCAGTTAGATAATGGTAAGTCAAGCGATAAAGTTACAGAGATGTTGATTGGGATGCTGGCATTTGCAGACATTATAAAAACCAATATTGTTGTTTATAAAGATAACTTACCTTATAGACAGGTGACAACATGTTAACAAATATGAAAAATCTATAGAAAAAAAACTTTTAAACAAAGGAGAATAACATGGAACAAAAAATTAATACAGCTAAAATCATCATGATTACTAGTAGAATATTTAATGAGGTTTTAAATGCTGCTAGTGATGGAAAAATTACGGTCAGAGAATTTTTAAACATCGCCGAAAGTGTTTTAAATGAGTTTGGTTATGACTTAGATAAAATTGCCATTAAACTTTAAAGGAGATAAGAATGGTTAAAGACCTTGATTATCTTTTTAAAAGGCTCAACGATATTAGCGAGGCGGTAAATTGTTTAAAAAAGTGCCTTCAAGCGATGCAAGCTGAACAAGAGAAGGTAGAGCCTAAAGAAGTTAAGGAGTTGAAAAAGCGCCTTAAAAAATTTGAAGGAATTCGCTTGTTTCCCTACCGTTGCTCAACAGGGCATCTGACCATTGGTTACGGACATAATCTTGAATCTAAGGGGATAACGCCTGACATTGCTGAGATACTCTTAGAGAAAGATATGCAAGATGCCTTTTATGACCTTAAAAAGTTACCAGAAGAATCTTGGAAGCATCTTAACCTGAGACGCCAATGTGTGCTGGTAGAAATGATTTTTAATATGGGAGTGACAAAAGTTTTAAAATTTAAGCACATGCTAAAAGCGCTAGCAGAGAAAGATTATAAAAGGGCTGCTGAGGAAATGCTGGACTCTAGGTGGGCTGAACAGGTGGGTGAGCGTGCTAAAACTTTAGCAAAAATTATGGAGGAAGGATAAATGGCTAAAAAGAAAAAGAATTGGATACCTAAAGACCTAAAGAAGGGCGCTTTTACCGCTTATTGTAAACGTCAGGGTTTTAAAGGCGTAACAAAGGCGTGTATTGAGAAAGGTAAAAAGAGTCCTAACCCAAAGACTAGGAAAAGAGCAGTTCTCGCTGAAACCTTCAGGAAGATGGCTAAAAAGAAAAAGAAAAAATAAAGAGGGCAAGGCAATCGCCTTTACCCTTTTAGCCATCTTAAACCTCCTTACCTTAACAACGCTGCTTTACCTTACCTTTCTTTGCCTTTGCAAGACACCGCAGAGCTATACGGCACTATGCTATAGCAATGTAAAAATAGCTGCCTTACTATACGGGTTGAATTCAATTTTGTTTACATCGTAAAGGTAAATAGTGCCTGGAAAGTTCTCAACGAATTCCAGTAAATTAAAAGTACTGGAATCAAAGACAAATACTTTTTTTATACGACTCAGAACTAATGTTCTTTTGATGCCATCTTCTGTTTCATAGACTATAAAACAATCGCCATTTTCTTCTATAACCATCGTTGCCTTTTTAAACTTGTATTTAATTATTTTTGTGCCTTTTAATAAAAACATTTTACTCCTTCTTAGGTTTATAGTTTGGACAATCAGTTACAAAATCTGTCCAAGAGCAGTGGTCATCCCAAAAAGTTGTGTGAAAAGGACAATCTGTATTATTGCAAGGTCTTACATATTTATAATATTCTACCCTTAACTCACTAATTGCTTGCTCATGTTCTTTGATTTTGTTTACTATTTTTTTTAATTTTTGCATTTTAAAAACTCCTTTAAGCTAAACGTTGCTAATCCATACTATACGTTGCCTTTGCAACGCTACCTTTGCCTTATGCTGTGCTGCTTTGCCTTTCCTTGCTTTACCTATACCCTCACCTCACTCTGCCTTTCTATACCTCTGCCTTGCCACAACTCGCCTTGCTTTACCATCACCTTACATTACCATGCCTTACCAAACCCTTTGCCTTGTCCATGCAAGGCATTACCCTCCATGCCCTACTCCGCCTTCACCCTGCCAGCGCTATACCTTACGACACAAAACCTTACCATAGCGCAGCACTACTCTACAAATCTTTGCCTTTACTGTGCAATTCATCGTCGTTGCCCAGCAGTCCTCCGCCCTTGCCTTTCTCTGTCCCGCCCTACCATTGCCATGCATTAGGACACAAAACTTTGCCTTTGCTTTACTACTGCTTTGCCTCACCATCGCATTGCATAAGCTTTACCATTCATTGCCTTTGCGGAGTCTCCAGCCTATGCAAATCTTTACTAAGCCGTTGCTCTATTTACTCTTCTTTTCCTTTACACGCTCCCATTTAAAGCGCCCATAGCCAGCATTGCGCCATTGCCCTAGTCCTTTGAATTTCCCATAATCCAGAAGCGCCTCAATTACTTTAAAATTAAGTTTCTTATGTGGTAATAAAGTTATCTTAATTTCAAAAGACATTGGTTCAATGTAGTCAGAGGAGACGAGTGAGACTCTCGGACCCTGCGGAGTCATTGCTCTTAACGGGCGTTGGAGGCATCCATCTGGACTCTCTTTTAACCATATCCAGTCAGGTTCTACAAAAACATAATTATCTATCTTACTTCTAAGGTTTTTAATTTTTAAAGACTCTTTTAGGATGTTACCTGCCTCTTTCAAAAAGCCTTTAATCTGATATGCTTTCAGATAGACTCCATCAATGTCTGTGTAAAATCCAGTCTCATTATCCCCATCTGGAGTCATCTTCTGTTCAATTTGTTGCTGCATCTCCTGTTCATCTAACTGTTCTGGGTCCTCATCTGTCAAATCCTCGCTATTACCATAATATTTCTCTTGAACATATTTTCTAAATAACTCTTTATTTTTAGGCAAACTGCCCAAAAGTTTCTCTAGTAAAATTATTTTATAGCGCCTACTTTTAAATTCAAAATCGCTCATCTTTTACCTCCTCTTTTTTTTAATTCTCTCAAGCCTTTTCTTATCTCATCCTTACTCCACATGCACAAGCCTTTTGCGTATGGATTGTAAAGGCGCCCGCATGTCTTTTTTACTTTTATCCATGCGGAACAAAACCTCTCGCAAAAGGCTTGTGGCACTTTCTCAATCTTAAAATCCATTCTGTTCCTTGCTCAACCTTTCCACCAGCTTCTGAATATCAGATAGTCTCCATGCACTTGCACGCTTCCCAATCTTAACTGGTTTAGGATATATGCCTTTTCGTATGCCTAAATACCAGGTTGAACGGCTGATTGGTATAATTGATAAAACCTCTCTTAATTTCAAAAATCTTTCTTCCATGATCTCCTCCTGGAATTGATTTTTTTTTGTTCATTACAAAACTATTTTGTCCTTTTGGGAACGTCTATTCAATTATATCATTGGGAGTACCACCTATTAAAAATCTTAATATTATCGGATCGCCAGAGGAAGTCACGTATTCAGTTGGATGCTCTTCAACTAAATGCTTACAATTAGACTCTCGGCAACAAACATAAAGAGTTTTATCAATTATTAAATTGCCTAGTATTAATTTGCCACATTTCTCACACATCGGGTTCGGATAAATGGCATACAACGGTTCTTTTTTTCTAGGCGCAATTAGAACATTTTCCTCACACTCCTTAGCTATCTCGTAACAATCTTTTAATTCAGCGCTAATTGCCTTTAGGGTTTTAAATTGCTCTTCATTTGCCTCATGGCTTAAAGCGTTTATTTTTATCAAGACTGATTTAATTTTTTCTTTAAGCATTCTTACCTCCCTTTTTTAGAAGTCTAATTCCTCTAACTCTTCTTTTGTTGCCTCTCGGACATAAAAAGATGGTTCTATGTTATAATATATAACAAGTTTGGTTTTACAATGAGGGCAAATTATGCCCTCTATAGCGTCTCCCTCTTCACATTCAAAAAAATCTGCTGGCTCTTCAAAGGTTATAAGATTAAAACAATTAGGGCACAAATCATTTCTTTTCATCTTTGCCTCCCTTTTTAGTTTTTTTGACCTTGCCAAAGCGCATAGTGATTGAAGGGCTTAAATACAATCTATTGCTGTCGTCTATTATTAACTCATCAAGACCATTTTCCAGTAGGTAGTTCTTTAACTCCTCTTTAACTTGTTTAATAAAACTTTCAGCAATTAAAACCTTGCCTGCAATTTTTTGAGCTTCTTTTATATTTGTTATGGTTATGTTTTTTATCTTATTTGGTAACTGATTTTCTTTGTAACAATCTTCTATATATGGGCAGTAAGAGCAGTGACTTCCAGGGGTAACGGGAAAATCTTCAGCGCTAATGATTTCCTCAGCGGTAGCTATTAACTCAGATTCAAATTCTTTTATATCATCTTTACCATAAGTGAAGCGCTTGTAAAAACCGCCCTTGATACTTACAAAGTAGGCGGTGAAAAACTCCAGGTCAGGATATCTTTTGCTTAGAAGGAGGGCGTATATTTTTAACTGCTCATCACTCTCTGGTAACTGATACATTTTCCAGTCTGCTATGGCGCAACTAATAGAATTGTTGATGCTGTAACAATCAATTACGCCTTTAAGATTAAAGGTCAAAAAATCCTCTTCAAAAGTTTCCTCAAAGACAGGATTGATAAAATTCTTTTGGAAAGCAGGTTTAAAAAATTCTGGAATGTTGCCCTTTTCTATTTCTTTATGAAGAGCCTTACCCTCCGTTAAAGCCTTCACGGGCGCTCCCTTGCGCCCTTCAACATATCTGTAAAAATACTTTTTAGGACAATCTTTAAATGCTTTAATTCTGGAAAAACTTATCATCTTATGCCTCCTCTTTTATTAGACTTTCAAAGTTTTTACCGTTGCCGTTTTTCTTTTTTTCTTTTTTCATTAAACTTTCTACATGCTCAATTATTTTTTGTTGGTCTCCTTCAAATTCTTCAAAAAGTTCTATTAAGTCAGGAGTTTTAATTTTATATTTTTTAACCAGATTTTTTAAATCGTCTGTCACAACTTCTCTTATTTTTTCTATATCCCACTCAACTTCTGGCTCTGGCTCAGGTTCTGGCGCTTCAGCA